CAGGGGAAGGAACGCCCCGAAACTGTAATACTACAAGCCATATTTTGAGGAATTAAGGGGAGGGATTTAAAGCCCCTCCCCGATTAATTAGGATGTGCGGGCGGCAAAAGCCAAAGAACCAGCGTCGACAATCTGAACGCCTGCGCTGAACTTCATGATGATTCGAGTAACGTCGTCACCCGTGATACCGATCAAGTTCAAGACCGCCGCTTCGATGTGATCCGTCAAAAGGTCCGTTCCGAAGTAGAGGTTCTCCTTCTTAGAGAAGATGAACGTATCGTTAGGCATTCCACCCGGCGTGATGATCTCATATCCGTTAAAGAAATTAGCGGCTTCTGCGGCGTGGAAAGTCAACTCAGCAGTGCCAGCCAAAGCTGTGTAATAGAGTTGCTTCATCGCTCGGCTCATATACAACTTAGTGTCAGGGTCTCCCGCCAAAACGTCTGGAATAGCCGCCGAAAGGGTTGTCAAACGTCCGAGGATATTTGCCGCGGTTGTTACACCTGCCAACTCTTGGTCAACCGTTGGGTTGGCGTTTACGATTTTGTTGCAAATACCGGGATAGTTGGTGTAAGTTCCACTCGATGCAGTTACTGCGCTATCTGTGAAGTCGAATTGCCCCTGCCACAAGTTGCGTTCAACTCCTTCGGCAACCTTTGCGGCTACGTACTGAGCGGCGAACGCTTGGAAGTCAGCGGGTGAGTTTGACGATTGACCGCGCATCTGCTCGGCTTCCCATGCAGTACGAAGGTCTTTGTTGCAGACTTGCTCGTTTACCTGAAGAGCTTTTGTCTCAAGAACAACTTCGTCCAACGTCATTGAGCCGGCAGCGTTTGAGAATTCACATCCTGCGTCTTGCAAAGCAACACCGCCAAACTTGCGGAGGTTGGCTTTGAATCGGACATTTTCGAGAACCTCGACGTAACCATTTGCAATGGTATCGCCAGAGAGAATGGCAGGAGCGACGTAAGGTAGAGCCGCGGTTCCTGCGTAGTTTGAAGTAATTACAGCGTTAGCCATTATTTAGAGAATTGATTTTGGATCGCGGCGATGCGCTCCTTCATTGATAACTTGGTCATGTCGACAGGAGCTTTTACCTCCATCTTAGGTGCGCGAGAGATTTTAGCTGAAGCTGTTTTGCTCAACTCGGTAATCTTCGCGTCTCGCTCTTTAATTTGAGAGCTGAATTCTTTCTTCGCTTCTGCGACGGCTTCGGCAATCATACCGGCTACCGCTTCGCGTGTTAGTACCTCGGAAGACGCTTCGACTTCTTGAGCCTGCATTTCTTCTTCCTTGTCTTCTTCGGCTTCAACTTCCGGTTCTGTTGTGGCTTCGTTTACCTCAACGACCGCACCTTCTGCCACGATCAACATAGAGCCGTCGGAAAGGGTGTAGTCTCCGTCTGGGAGAGGGATTTGTTCGCCTTCGTCATTTACTACGAAAACAGAAACACCGACGGCAAAGGCTTCCGCGTCGGTTTGGATTTCTTGCCCGCTGTCAAGCGTAGCTGTTGCAAATTTTACCTCCTCCTTAGTTTCGACCTCCAATTCAACGGAGTATTTTTCGAACAAGTCGGAGATGCGTTCTTTTAGAGTCATCTTCGAGGGATTTGTATTAATAACGATTTTAAGGGGTCATTCCTTACTCTTAAGTTTTTCGGAGAGGTATTCTATACCTAGTTCGATTTCAACGGCTGAGAGAAGCTCTAATTCGCTCAGCTTGGATTTTGCCCAACGAAGCCCCGCCTTCCCTCCCCATAAGAGATAGGAGATAGTTCCGCATTCTGTCGTGCTGTTTGGGTCGTAATATTCCCCCGCCCTTGAGAGATACGAGTACATTCGTTCGATGGTTTCCTGCGAGATGGGTTCGCCGTTGGCGAGTTGTTGAGCGCGTACCTTTCCCGTTTGCGTAGCGCATTTATTACCCTGCTTCTCGTTCAATTCTATGCCCCTCTTTGCGTTGTTCTTTACCGCGTCGGGATAATCGGTATACGACTCCATAACTACGCGCTGTCCCTCTTTATATCGCTTGTCTTTTTTGACGGTAGCTTTTGCGAGTTCGTACTTATTGGCGAAAAATCCTTCAATAGAGAAGCCTTTCACCGCGCCTTCCTTGATGAACTTCTCCCAGATAGCTTCATTCTCTACCTTCATCGAGACCATCCAAGTTCCTACGGGTACTTCGAGGCCATATATCCGCGACTTATCTTGCTCTCCTTCTACGATCCAACTCTCTACGAGGTGCAAGCCGTTGATTTTATGCTCGTGTTCGAGCGTGGCGTTCGCTTGGTTGCCGTTTTTGAAGTAGAGTTCCATCGCCCTACGTACGGTCTTCTTTGAGAAATAGACGTAATACTCCTCTTCGCCCGTCTTTCGATAGATAGGCTTATCGGGAATAAGAGCCGCGCCCATAATGAGCCGCTTCTCTTCGTCTTGCGTTTTAAATTGCAGTTGCTGGTTCTTTAGGGCGACCCAATCGCTTTCGATGGCGGGTTGCTCCACGAGAGATATCGCATCGATTCCGTACATCTCCGCTTCTTCGTCGATTATGAGTTCTAATATGTTCATCCTACAAGTGACGCTTGGTCGTTTATTCGTTGGTTTGCCTGTTGGCTGTTGGTTACTTCTGAAGAGATAACGTAAGTCCGGAAACCCGTTTGCCCTGCTCCACCCCCTAAGAATCCGAGGTCGAGCTGTGGGCTTTGTGGTATGTTTCCTGTCGCTCCTCCTCCGGCATCTCCGGGAGGTGGTGGAGTTGAACCGCTGCCGAATTTGGTTTTTTTAATCGTTGCAATTTGTGCAACACCCGTTGCGGCTGCAATGGCTGCTTCTACGAATTGCGCTCCGGTCGCTAATTTAATGGGGTTACCACCTGCGGTCAAAGCACCCGTGACAGCCATTCCCGTTTGAATGATGGCTTGCGCGACTTGGAACTTCTTATTTCGTTCGAACGCTTTCTTCTGATCTGATTCGCTTTCTCCTGCGAAGGCTTCATTCAATTGGGATAAAGCACCCAACGCAGCGGAAGCCATTTCCACTCCCTTAATTCCTACGAGTTCGGCACCGTTCAAAAAGTCTTCGAATGTCTCTCGTCGTTGTCTTCGAATTGCTTCCTCCGTAGTCTCCGACCCGAGCACTTGATCCGCGAAACTTGTTGTCCTCGTTTGGAGCGTTGCTTCGGCTGTCTCTTGGGTGACCTGAAGCGTTCCTTCCTCCGCTTTCTTTCGCTCCTCCATAGCCTTTACCGTGGCATTAGCAAGGTCGATTTCTGCCTTCATTGCCTCGTGTGCCTTGGTGATGCCCTCCACCTTCAACGAGTTGAGTTCTGTTTGCAGTCGCTTTTGAGTTCGAAGCGAAGCGGTTTGCAAGTCAATGACTACTGCCTCTGCCTCTGCAACCCGTTGCAAGTCTTCCTCGAGACTCTCACCGAGTTCGACTTGTTCTCGGGCTATCCTCGCCCTCTCTTCTGCTAATTCAATTTGTCTGGCTACTGTTTGTTGCTCCAAATTAACCGCTCTTTGCAAGGCTTCGATTCTTTCCTCTACTGCGAGCGTGTCGTCTTCCGCTAATAGCCTCGCTTCTGCGATTTGTTTATTGGTCTCCGCTCGTTGCTTTATGAAGTCTCTCTCTTCATCTTTCAGCTTGTTGAGTGCTCTTTGTAAATCGGCGGCGGCTTGGGCTTCTTTTTTTATTTCCTCTGTCAAATCGGCGATAGCTTCACCCGCCTTACCTACGGCATCCGTCACCGACTCAACGCCTAAGAACACCTTGCCAGCCGCATCGGTGGCAACCTTCCCGGCCTCCGAAAACTTGCCTTTTAAAGCGAGACTAATCGCCTTGCCTACTGCCGGAATGAGTTCGAGCATTCCTTCGAAGCGATTCATTAAGTTCTCCTTAATGAGCTTACCCAGATTTTTGATAGTCTCCTGCGGGTTTGATATAGCTTCGAAAAGGATCTTTCCCATTTTCGAAACGCGGTCGCGGATAACGTCAACAACCGCGCCGAGCGTTGACATAATAACTCTAAGTTTCTCCGCTCCCTCCTTCGTGCTTCGGAAGTACGAAACGAGTGAAGCGATAGCAACTACAAGTAATCCGATTCCGGTAGCGGCAAGAGCAACCTTAAACGATCGTAAACCCGTTACCCCGTTTTTAATTCCCGCTGTAAAATTCCGGAAGCCCGTTATAGCTCCTCCCGACATTTTGTCGAGTTGCTTAGTCAATCCTCCGACGGCTGTATCTGTCTTCTCGACTCCTCCTTGAACGTCCTGTATAGCCGAATCAACGTTTCCGGTATCAGCGGAAAACTTTAGAACGTAATCTTGTTGAGTAGCCATGCGGTAGTTTTAAAGAGGAGGAAGCAAACCCCTGAGATGTAGACAATAGCGAGAAACCAATCCAAGGCCTTAAACCAAAGGGGAACTTTCGTCTTCTCGCCTTTGTTCTGGAGCAGTTGAATCGCCTCTCCTATATAACGATGGTTGTCTAGATTCCTCATTGCTCAAAAGGTTGATAACAGCGTTGATTCGTTTCGTCGTAGATATATCCGTACTTCGTGCAACACGAACTGAGGTTCGGGCTTAGTTGATATACTTGGGTGCCTGCGGCGTTTTCAAAGCGAATCTGACCATCGGCTTTGTTGATTGATACAGGGAGCCAAAAGCAATCGCGAATATCTCCCAAGACCTTGAGCATCTCCACTTTGACGAGGTCATCGCTTGTCGCGTCATACGAGACAGACAGAATCCTCCAATAAGTGTCTTTGATATAAACCTTGTCAGAGAACTCGAACGTCGCTAATTCGGAGCGCGTGAGACGGAAGAAGGCTGTCAGTTTGCGAGCATCCGAGGAATACAACTCATTCACAAATGGTCTCCAGTATTGATAATAAAGCGTATTGAGTGGGTTGGCTTGGACGCTATGAAATGGACGCTCCGCACCGAATCCCAGGTCTTCACTTGTTATCGTTGCGTTAAGTGCGGAGAACTGCGAAAAGGCGGGATATTGGGTGTCTGTTGTGGTCGCAGTGTTTGCGTCGTTCTGATAATATATCGTCCCATTGATTTGACTATTCCAAAACGCCAAACGCGGAAGCGGGTCTTTGATGGTCTTGTCGGCTTGTTCGGTATCCACGAGCATTCGATGCACCGCGTATTGCGTGCCTGGAATATATGAAGCGACATGAGGTGCAAACGGTGTTTTAATTTCTTTCGTTCCTGAAGCGAAGTCGTTCTCTGGGTCATCAACTCGATACCT